AAAAGAGTTTGGTAGGACGCATACTATATGTACGTGGCAAAGTTTGAATAATCTCATGAAAGGCAGCAAAGAGGGGGAAGCAGACATTCCTATTGGCGAATTCATTGACGGCGTAATCTGTGTGATGGTTGATGAAGTGCATGTCGCCAAGGCTGAAGCATTGAAAAGTCTGCTCAGCATAGTTTTCCCGAGAGTGCCTATTCGATGGGGACTCACTGGCACACTACCAAAAGAAGATTACGCTAGGCACAGTATCTTTTGCAGCATTGGACAGGTAGTAGGACAACTCAGTGCTGCTGAACTACAAGAATCTGGGCATCTAGCCAACTGTCATGTAAATATCGTTCAGTTGATGGATCATCGAGAATACAAAGATTATCAAAGCGAACTGCGTTTCCTCACTGAGGATGCTGGCAGACTAGATTACATTGCCGGCATGATCACCAAGATCAAGGACAAAGGCAATACATTGGTATTGATCGATAGGATCGCAACTGGTAATGCATTAATAGAGAGGTTAACAGATGCAGTATTTGTCTCAGGATCTACTAAAGCTAAAGATAGAAAAGCAGAGTATGATGAAGTTGCTATCAGCGACAGCAAAGTTATTGTGGCGACTTACGGTGTGGCCGCTGTGGGGATTAATATTCCTCGGATCTTTAATCTGGTTCTTGTGGAACCCGGAAAGAGCTTTGTTAGGGTTATACAATCTATTGGGCGCGGTATTAGAAAAGCCGCTGACAAAGACAACGTATTGATTTGGGATATCACTAGCAATTGCAAATTTGCCAAAAGACATCTCACAGAACGTAAAAAATATTATACTGAAGCTCAGTATCCATACACTATAGAAAAGGCAGATTGGCAATGAGAGTTTTGACCCTAGATCCTAATCGTTCATATGAAATGGACAACATACCCAACGAAATAGAAGAACTTAGCTTTTGCGTACTTGACAACAGCAATCCTAAGGAGCCTGACTATTTTTATATACCATTGATCTTTATGGAGAGCTTTAATAGCCCAGCACTAGTCCTAAAGATAGGTGAACACACTATCAAAATGCCAGTGGATTGGCAGCTATTGATCGGTGAGAGTGAAGTAGGAGATCTAGAAGTAGTGCCTTTGACTTCGATCAATGATCGCGGATTTAGCGCATTTGCATATAATCCACGCAGTAGCTTTCGCCCTGAATTCTATTCAGTAGAGATTATTGATATTTATCAAGATGTAAAATGGTATTTCCCTAAGCTCAAACCTGGCCAGCTACTAGCAGTTCCATTGGAAGAAAAAGCCGAAGGGCCTCGCTGTGCTTTTTTTGTAAAAGACATTAGTCGGCAAAGTGAAGTAATAGACTATAATAAAATATGGTGATAAAATGAATTATTCAGAAACACAAGTGTTTGAATTGTTACGTAGATTAATCAGGATTTATTCAGAATCATTTCCTGATAATAAAGAAGGTCTAGAGCATTTTTCTCTTTGGGCACACAGACAATTTGGATATGAATATGACAATCATAAACAAAACAACTGAGATAACTAGATTTGATTTTCAGAATGGTTCTAGTTGTACCTACATGAAGGTAGACGGTAAAGAGGTATCTCCTTTAGCAAAAGAACATTATCAAAATTACGAACAGACCCTTTCTGAAGTTCATCGTGAAGCTGCATGGATGGATATCTATCGGATGAGTAATCGAAGTCCAGCGTTGCAAGAAGCTGTTGATCGCGCTATAATGCTTTTTGAACTACAGGCCCAAGAAAACGACAGGAGTCTAATGTGGCATCCAGTGTAGATAAGCTCAGCATAGGCTATGAAATGACGCGCTTCGATCTCAAGGATCGAGCATTTTACGATGACCTCACGGATGAGGAGCGCAAGAAATTTAGTCCCTATCTCATGATCAGATGGGGTTCTTGTGTAGAAGGTCCTGTTGAACTGCAGGCTTACTATCTGATCAGCGTAAATGAAAAGCTGAATCGTAATTTCTTTGACATCTCTACACGAGATCATAAGAAGATGCAATGGTTGTTAGCTAGTACAGTTAGTCCTGGCATGGGCAAACAACGACACAACTGGATATCAGCTAAGAAAAGAGAAAATAATAACAAAGCAGAGAAATTTCTCAAGACTTTGTTTCCTGAACTTAAGCCCTACGACATAACTTTATTGGCACAACTGAATGATAAAGAATCTCTTAAAGATATGGCAAGAAAACACGGATGGGATGACAAGCGAATCCGAGACGAATTTTAAGTGCCAATATTGCGATAAGATCTTCAAACGCGAAAAGACACTAGCTGCACATTTGTGTGAAGGCAAGCGTCGTTGGCAGCAGGAGCATGAGACAGGAGTTCAACTAGGTTTCAAAGCATACCTCAGATTTTATGCAACAACCCAACGATCGACTAATCCCAAGACTTATGCAGATTTCGCAGATAGTCCGTATTATAATGCGTTTGTAAAATTTGGTCGCTATTGTCAGACTATTCGTTGTGTGAACTTTTCTGTATTTCTAGACTGGATACTCAAGAATAACAAGAAGTTAGATAATTGGTGTTCAGACAAGTTATACACAGAATGGTTGCCTGGTTATCTCAAAAAAGAAGCAGTTCAAGATGCGTTAGAGCGTGCATTAAAAGAAATGCAGCAATATGCGGACGACCATCCAGATCTAAGAAACGGCTTTGTCGATTATTTTAGATATGGTAATAACAATCGTATCTGTCATCATATTACTACAGGACGTATTAGTCCTTGGGTAGTGTATAACTGTGATAGTGGTGTAGAGTTTCTCAGTGATCTGTCAGAAGAACAAGTAGGATTGATTATGCATATAATTGATCCAGATCATTGGCAGAGAAAGTTCAAAGATTACCTTACGGACACTGAGTGGGCCAAAGAAATATTACGTGCAGCAGGACTTTGATGTTGAGTAAAATATATACTGTAAAGATAAAGATAAAATTCCCTAAGGGAAAAAGTCCATTTTCACATGGACAAGAAATGCATAAGTGGTGCCTTGGGCAAGGGTTAACAAGATTTATAGACTATGATTGGGGAGTATCTAGCCGATTACAGAGAATCTGGTTCATATTTCGACCAGAACATCAGAAATTAGCTAATATGTTTTTATGGAGATGGCTTTGACTACATTCCGATCAGACATTGACATTGATTTCGCATCAAGAGATGCAGCACTTGCTCTGATCAAGCATACACCTGCCAGCATACTGCGAGACAACAAGATTGTCAAACATAACACTGGTATATACGTAACATCTATTCCAAAAGATCCGGTCACTAACATAGCTGCTATTGATTATCAATCTGCTGAACAACGGGGATATGTCAAACTAGATTTTTTAAATGTTGGATTATATACACGTATAAAAGATGAACAGCATTTAGTTAAGCTTATGAAGCAAGAACCTCAGTGGCATAAACTTTATGATCCAGAATTTTGTAGTAAATTGATTCATATCAATCAGCACTATGATACATTGATCAAGATGCCTGAGGCTGTAAACTCAATACCACGAATGGCTATGTTTTTAGCAGTGATAAGACCTGCAAAACGTCATCTAATAGGCGAGACATGGAAAGAAGTAGCTAAAACTGTTTGGGATAGACCTAATGATAGCGCATATTACTTCAAACGGTCGCATGCAATCGCGTACAGCCATCTTGTAGTGGTAAACATGAATCTATTAGGGCATTCTTCGGACTAGAGTTATACTTCGACGCTTGCTGCGTTTAGCAGCCATATCTTTCAAACTGACCTGCGGCCCCATCTTGATTGATACGTCTTTGCTGTTCATAGTTTTAACACAAAATTTAAAATCAAACCAATCATTTTTAAGAAATACATTGATTGGAATGATTCGATTACTTTCCCACCACCATACTTCCCCTAGGTTCAAGAATCTTTGTTTCTGGTCAGTAGTTTTCAGACTACCAAAATCATAAATTGTAGTGATTTGCTCATCACAATTCTGAATTATACCCACGTATTCGTTTCCGCCGTATATCAAATACGTAAGATAGGGATATTTTTCTAAAAGCTGTTTTATTTCTTCCACGGTTCTAGCTAAATATACAAAAGATATACAAATATGCAAACATTGAAACTATATTTATATGCCAATACAATTGAGGTCCAAATTTTGGACACGACAATATTTACTGTAAGGAATCGCATCGTGTACAGCAGACCACTTAAAGTTTACCAGGGAGTCAATAACCCCATACAAGTTATAGTAAAGAATCAAGATCAAAAAAAAGTAAATCTCACAGGTTATGCTATACAAGCAGATATACAAGACCCAGTGAACAAAGTCACTGTGAACAGTTATGCTGTGACTTTCTTTGATGCAGTAGCTGGTCAAGGTACATTGATGTTGGACAAAGTAACTTTAAACAGTTTAGAACAAAGATTTTATAAATTGACTTTCAAAACAATCAAACTAGACACCAATGAAGAAGGTCCACTATATGTTGATGATAATTATCAAGCTCCAATAGATTTAGAAATATTGCCAGCATACTATTCAGTTGTAGAACCAAGCCCAGCAGTTGATAACAGTGTGGTTGACGGCGGAGAAATAACACTATGAGCGTAGCAAATATAAATGTCAGAACAGTATTATTAAAGCGTGGAAATACTGCCGTAAGCAGTATATACACCGGGCCAGCCGGCGAAGTCACAGTAGACACAGATTTAAACTCAGTTCGTGTGCATGATGGAGCGACACAAGGCGGACATTTAATGAATTCGCAAAAAGGCTTCCTAGCATTTGCGAATATCTTGGCTAACAGTGCTACTATTAGTAGCTCTATACCACCAAGTACACCCAATCCCAGTGCATTATGGTATGATGATGTTGGTGGTAGATTGTACATATACTATGATGGCACATGGATAGATGCTAGCCCTTCGGGTGATTTATTATTAAACGCTAATGTCGCAAATCTTGCTGCTGTTGTTAATAGCCTAGAAAGCAATGTTGCTGCGGTAGAAACTCATATTGTTGTATTAGACGCCAACATAGGCACATTTGAAACCTCAGTCACTGGCACAGTCAACACAATCAATGCCAATATCAATGCACTCAATGAAACCATAGCAGGATTTGAAGCCAATGCAGGCCCAACCAGTGATGCTTGGGTTGATACTGCACCGCCAAATATCAGCAATATAGGTGCATTATGGTATGATAGTGAAACTGGTAGATTGTATGTTTACTATAACGGTGCTTGGATTGACGCTAGCCCCACGACTATGGATCTTGGCAAGTTTATATTTGATGTTGATGTTCCCAGCGCCAGTGCCTTTATAAACACCACCAACGACGCAGGCGGCCTGGACGGCTACGACATAGTTCTCTCGCCTGGCGGTGAAAGTTACAGTTCTATTACTATACCTAAATCTACAAATTCCGCAAATGGAGCACCATTGGTTGTTAGTGCAACCGACGCCAATAGTGCTGTAGTGATCAGCACCGACGCAGGCGATTGGATCTTTGGCAACACTGGTAATCTAACGTTACCCGCTGGTGGCGATATAAGAGATTCTGTTTCTAACATCAGTGTATTAAAAACTCGTATAGGTGATACCTATCCATCGGGTGCTTTCCAGCAGTTGACTATAGCACATGACGAAGGCAAATTGATCACCGTTGCGGGCGGTAATAGCCTATTTAGATTGCCCCAGATAACTGTAAACTCACTGGGTATGGAATTTGAGTTTTATTTCTCTGGGGATTCGGGGCAGATCTACATACAGGCATTCTACACTGGCAGCAGGGGCACAACTGATCAGTTTGTGGGTTCGTTATTTGTGGGAGTGGACAACAGCACCCAAGGAAGATTACACACTGCCACCGCAGGGGTAGCAGATGCAAACTATCTGTTTCTGGGACAGCATCATGCCAAGGCTGGCAGTTATATTAAGTTCAAAGCCGTGGCATTTGATGGTGTAGGAACATGGTTGGTACAAGGACAATGCGTGGGAGATACTGTGAACACAACCCCCAATGGACAGAGCTATATCTTTCAGAACTACTACGATTAACATAAACGGTAAATACAAGAATAAGGACAAACAAAAATGGCTGCATTAAACTTTCCACCAAATCCTACAGTAGGCACACAGTATACTAGTGATCTGGGCACAACTTATATTTGGGACGGCATCAAATGGGTTGGACACTCGGCAGGCGGAGCAGTTGGCACCAACAGCATACAGAACAATGAATTCACCGTACAAGTTGACGAACACGGCATCCTGGTGTTACCTGCATTTGCATTGCCCAACTCCTTG